GGTCAAATTTTTTTTGCGCTAGAAAATTTTCTCCCGCCAGAACCCTTTTGCTAAGTATGTATATGGACGACTTATATCGCATATCAATTACACATCCAACTAACGGACATGAGTATCGTTACGATCCGGACTACGATGTCTTTTACCGTGTAAACAACTATGACTCAGCCAATAGCAAATTTACCGAGAAATACGGGTGGATCATATGGTGTTTGATCCTACTAGCCGTCACATTCTTTATATGTGTACAGACTGATCCAGAGCTCAAGTCTTACTTACAGTCATTACCCCGAGTTTAACTACAGTATCAAGTCTTCTGCGTGTATATGGCGCATAGTAGGATCTACGATTAATGCCCATGTGAGCTTGTGTTCTAGTATGTAAAAGCGTACAACACCACCGGGTCTTGAGCTTATATACTCACTCAATAACCATAGCTGTTCTTTAACGTCAGCTTCAGCGGTGCTTTCATAACATCTTATATACATAGTATAATACTTATTATATGAACACTCATTTACTCTTATCCAAGTTACTAGCGGCTATCTTGTCGTTACTAGACTCGGCCAACTTGCGCAATAGAGTATATGAACAGTCGGCTAGAATTGAGCAACTTGAACTAGCCATAGAGGACATTGAGCGTATAAGTGCGTCAAGGGTGGATAGCAGTGAGCGGCACAAGTTAATTAAGGGTATATGTGATAACACTAAGAGGTACGATACGCAGTAACGCTAGTGTGCGTTTTACCGCTGTTCGCTTCGCGAATTTTGCAGCTTGCTCTTCGAGTAGTAAAAATTTTTCCGCCGGGCCTCTAGCTATAAATATTCCACAATCGGGAGAACACTATGAGTATACTAAATCGTCTACACCAAATCATTGAGGGGGATGTTGCCAAGCTATTTGGCGCCGCTAAGAAGGCTTCAATCATTGCTGGGCAGGAAGTTGAACAGTTAAAGGCTGAATTAGAAGCGGCTAATCACCGTGCTATAGAAGCCGCTAGTCAAGCCAAGGCTCATGCTGAAGCGGCCGCTGAACGTGCCCGTGCTGCAGTGCGTGAGTTGGAAATTGAAGCTAAAAGTGCCAGTGAGCGTATAGCACATCATACAGCGCAGATTGAGCGCAAGGATCCTCAAGTATAATTAAGAAGGAATAAGGTGCGGTGTTTATCGTACTTGAAGGCTACGGAGATATTGTAGGATTCTGTGGCCATGTTCCATGCCCAACGCTGATACTTGGGTCCGGTGTACTGTAATAGCCAATTCTCCACGTCTGTAATGCCAATGATCCAATCTAACTGCTCATACGCACGGCCGGGCCATGCAATACTAGCAGTATACTTGAAATCATGTAACACTGGAACATAATCCCAGTTGACGTAAGTGGGCATGCACTTATTTAATATCTTTTATGCCAATCTATAGGTTACGTAGGTACTAGCGGCTGTTTTACGTGTTCTAAAGTGCGCTGTAGTAGCGATAGCCACTAGGGTACTGCCCACGTAAGTATGACTTGTACCGGCTACTAGGGTCACTGCGCCCGAACTTGAACCCAAGTTAATAATATACCAATCAAAAGCATCGTTAGTGGGTAGTGTACCACTTAATATACCCGCATCAGTTAATGTTCCTGTTGGTAGTGTTAGAGATACTGCTGTAGTAGAAGTAACTGTAACTATCTGTGTCAACAACTGAGCAATGGTCAAGGTTGCTGTGGCAGTTAAGGCAGTAGGGTTAGGTTGATTACCAAATATAATACCGTTAGTGCCAACAATCAATGAACTTGCCCATACTAGTCCAGGGGTTGTTCCGCCGATAGTTGGGGGACTTGCTAGATATGTGCTAAATCCAGTACCACTTACTGTTGAACTAGCAGATAGTGTGGTAAAAGAACCAGCGGCTGCAGCTGTGCCGCCAATAGCCGGAGGACTAGCTAAGTATGTGCTAAATCCAGTACCACTTACTGTTGAACTAGCAGATAGTGTGGTAAATGACCCTGTGTTACTGCTGGCCGCTCCGATTGGCACACCGTTAATTGCGCTTACAGTACCGCCCAAGGATACTGATGTAGTACCAATGGTAATTGAGCTGGAGGCCAGTGCTGAGTTAGGTATACCGGTAATGTTAGTGCCCAGGAATGTTGGTGCGGCTCCTGATGCTACACTTTGATTCATCGTGTAACTACCACCAGTTAGTGTCAGTGTATATGTTCCGTTGTTAACGCCAGTTCCACCAAACTGTGGACTGACCAATGTGCCGTTCCACACACCTGTTGTAATAGTACCCAGTGTATTGATACTGGTACTACCAGCTAATGGGCTAGCACCTATTGTGTTATAGCTGACTAGAACTGCTGAACTACCGTTAAAGGTAATCCCTGTGCTGGCACCTGTACCTGTTGAGTCAAATGTCAGTACGTTGGTTGTACTGCCTGAACTAGAACCAATAGGAACTTTAATCCATGCTGTGCCGTTGAAAATCACGTTGTCGCCCACGGCAAATGTAATGTTGCCAGCGCCAAAGTTCACAGTTCCCGCGGCTGTTACTACGAATTCATAACCGTTTGTGTTGTAAGAACTACCTGCGTTGGCCAGTGTAGGACTGTTAGCAGCCGCACTCCACCCACCTTGGAACACAATAGCACCAGCAATAGTAGCTGAAATAACACCGCTACCGTTGATCAAAATAGTAGTTCCGTCTACACGCACACCGCCTAACTGTGTAGTGCTAGCTGTGGCTAGACGTATAGTTCCGCTTGAGTTGCTTAATCCGCTGTTACTTTGTATCGGAATAATAACTCCACCTAGCGTACTGGTAGTGGCCGCCGGTAGTGTATATCCAGCATATCCGCTGATAACTCCGTTGTTGATGGTAATACTTGATCCATCAACCTTAACACCGCCTAACTGTGTAGTGCTAGCTGTGGCTAAGGTAATAGCACCGCTGGTATTTGTAAGTCCACTAGTACCAACTGCTGGAATAGTAACACCACCCTTAACTGACGTGGTTGCTGTGGGCAATACATAAGTGTTTGCTCCACTAATAACTCCACTACCGTTAATAGTAATAGTAGTGCCGTCCGGAATAACACCGCCTAGAGTATTACCTGCGTTGGCTGCCTGTGCTGTGGGTAGTGTATAGTTAGATATACCTGCTAGTGCTGTGGTCAGTGCGCTGGTAGTAGCATAAGAGCCTAATGTTCCAGACAATGAACTAGGTGTAACCCAGGGCACACTACCCGTCAATGATATAGAACCGGCAGTTAATGCTCCAGTTATAGTTGCTGATTGGTATGTTGGAGTTGAACTAGCAGTTGAGCTAGCCTGTAAACTCCAAGCTGTTCCGTCAAAAACATAGTTGTTGCCGTTTACAGTAAAAGTCTGCCCAGCATAGATACCTGCGGTAGAAGGAAAATTTATTGCCATATATTATCCGTATGAAACCCAGCTACCTGTAACAACCCAAGTGCTGTTTGTATATAATAGATTGAATGTAAATGAATCTATTTTGTTTGCGTTGCCAGTTGGGTTAACAGTACCAGTCCAGTACAAATTCTGGCTCACGTTATTAATGGATACTGCGTAAGGAATATAAGGTGTAGCACCTTGTTGTATAATCAACGTTGTAGTATACGAAGTGTTAGCAGTAGCAGGATAATTAGTAAAGTTAGCGGTAAAATTGCTGACTACTCCAGTATGATAAAATACGTTTGAACCTGTGATAAAATCATGAGCTACTGTGCCTGTAGCACCAGTTAAGGGAGTAATAATCTCAGCTGGATGTTGGAGTGTTGTAGTACCTGTTAAACTGGCATTGTTAAAAGATCCTGAACTAGCGGCGCTGATAACTCCGTTATTGATTGTAATTGTTGTGCCGTCAACTATAACACCGCCTAGGGTGCTAGTAGTTGCTACCGGTAAAGTATATGATGTTGTCATTTTTAATGTCCAAGTGTCTTGTAGTTTGTCAAGTTACCAATAACAGTCCAAGTATTGTTTGTGTATATCATTGTAAATGAAACGATGTCAGTAAAGTTATTGCTAGGTGTAGGTGCTGTTCCATTAACCCAATTTATTGTATAAGTAGTGCCGTTAACTGATACTGCTGTTGGATAATAACCCGTTGCTCCCTGGGGTATTGTTATGTTTACAGTATAAGATCTGTTGTTAACTGTAGGTAAGTTAGTAAATGCCGCTGTATAGTTACCAGTAAGGCCTGTTTGATAATAAACAGAACTATCGCTAGACCAGTTGTAAGTGATAGTAGATAAACCTGAGCTGGAGTTTGCTGTTACTACATCAGCTTCTCTATGAAGCGTTGCTGTATTAACAAACGATGAATTAACAAAACTAGTTGAGTTGATAAAGGTAATTACACCGGATGGGCCAACTGTTATAGTTGAACCGTCGACTATAACTCCGCCTAGTGTACTTGTAGTTGCTGTTGGAAGAGTGTAAGCAGGAGGAACGTAAACTTGTCCAGGTGCCGCTACAGGTTGTACCCATTGTCCGCCATTAGCGTCAACATAATAAATGTACAAGGCGGCTGTAGCAGAGTTAAACCACATACTGCCCAATGTTGGAGCACTTGGTGGAGCATCACTAACTGTGACACCGGCTCCTGCTGTGGCATTTTTTAAATCGGCACGTAATAGTTGTATTCCACCTGGGGTAGAACCATCCATTAAGCGTACAGTATTATTAGTTCTATCAGCAACAATATCGCCGAGAGAATAGCTGACTTTACTTAAATCTGTAGAATCATAAACTGGTAGTCTTACGTGTTCTGTCATTGAATGTCCTGTCCATCTTACGGCTGTTACTAGTATTTAGCCATAAAACTACATTACAATGACGGAAAATTATTCTTTAAAATAATACTCGTAATTAACTGTGGTAGCGTTTTCTTTACGTACCTTTGCGCCATTTTTCATATGAAAACGGCGGGCCATAGGAGTTTGTGGACTAAGTGTAACTATGCCTTTTAGATTAGCATAATCCTTCTTTAGCCATTCGGCTGCTTGTTGAAGTAGTGTTGCGCCAGCACCCGGAGCATAACTCCAAATGGTATAAAATACAGCAACTTCTTTATCCTTGTCCATGCTGACAAGATCTTCTTCACTTTCTGGAACACCTTTAAGCCACTGCATACACGTAGCCGCTAGTACTTCATCCCCAGCTTTAAGGATTAACATTTCTGCGGCTTCGTTAATACGTTGTTCGAGTGGTATGTGTGGACGCACAGGGTCGTCCTTAATTAATCTGACTAGGGGATCAGTGATGTCTCTGATGTGATGAAGTTCCATGGCGTTCGCTACCTTTGTTATTATATGCGTATTTATTAAATAGTCGCAAAAATCACGTTACAGCAATATTACAACTCATCACTTGGTAAATTATTCAATAGTTCTCTTAGTTTTGTACTTTCAACTTGTGCTCGAACTTTTGGTAACGCTACTCCGTCAGCAGGATCATCTTGTGATACAGTTTGTCTTTGCTTGATGCTATTCAACAAACTGCTACCAGCACTAGGTGCTCCGTTACCGTATCCATCTTGTTCATCCAAGTCTGTAATACGTAGTGTGTCAATATTAAATTCCAAATCAATCTTCATACCAACACCGCTACTAGAACGTGTTTTCATTAACTGAATTTGATAACGTCCACGCTCACGCATAGCACGTGACGTAAAGATACCAAACACGTTATCTGCTGTCTGAATCTTGGATAGTCCGCCTGAGATATGACTGTGATCAAACTCAACTTCTTCAACTGCTCCACGATTTAACTGTGCCGCAGTTACAAACACACAGTTCTTTTCCACTGCCAAATTACGCAATTCTTCCGATACATACTTGTCTTTGACAAACAAGTTTTCAGCACTAATACGCTTACTCAACGGCATAATCAAGTCCATGTAGTCAACTAGCAACACGTCAATCTTGTGTCCCATTTTAACTTCGTACTCTTTCATATACGCACGAATATCATTAGCAGTCTTACCGCTTGGCATATATTTTACCTGAAGATTTCCTGATTTTTTACCAATCATTTTAACCTTCATTTCAACGTCATCAATGTTTTTAAAAATCTCTCTAGTTGGGATTCCTGTAGTCATTGCGTCGATTCGCATACAGACCAAATCTTCACTCAATTCTAATGTAAGATATAATACATTAAGCCCAGCAAGAGCATAGTTAACACCAAGATTAGCCAGAAAAAGACTCTTGCCAGCGCCTGACCCACCAGCCCAAATATTAAGCTCACCACGATTAAAACCTCCATACAACTTGTCGTCGATACTTTTCCATCCAGTACTAATTTGTCCGTTCTTATCTTTGATACGTGCCAAACGTGCTCGAGGATCTTCAAAATAATCAGTACCCATGTCACGCTGTAAGCCTACTTGTACTGCTTTTTTAATTTTTTCTTCTACCGGACCATACTCACCTTTTTCCAACAAGTCGGCCGATTCTAAGATAGCTCTTTCCAAACCTTTGTGTCTAATAAAAGTTTCAAAGTCATTTAAGACCCAATCATAGTTAGCTTCTTTAACACCTTCGGGTGTTTTTAAATTAGTGCCTGTGCTAGCATTTACAATATCAAATGTAGGTAGTACACTATACTCTTCCACATACTTGTTGATAAACTCTGCCGAGTCTTGTAGCTTGCGATCAAACAATGTGTGATCAAAAATACTTTGGCAACGCACAAATGTTTCTGCGTCACTGAGCATCATTTCTAAGTACAATTTCTGTACTTCATAACCATAATTTATATTTTGTGCCATAAGTCTATTATACTATCTTTATACGTTAATTTCAATGTGTTTGACAGGATCCCATTTCCAATCCCATACTCGTTGTTTTGTATGATACAATACTGCTCCAATACTACTGCTAGGGTCTCCGGGATTAGGTAAACTCCAACGATATTTAAACATGGGTTCAACATATTTTTTATTAGTTGTACTGTTCATAGCACACCCGCCCATATAAACTAGACAGTCGGCATTAGTGAATAATTTAGCAGTTGTCATTACTAGTTCAACTTGTTCTTCAAAAACTTGTTGTACAGCCGCCGCTAAATCACATTGTTCTTGTAAAGTAGTAAGTTCATTGTGATCCCAATTTAACACTCCTCGATGAAAATTTGTGTTCAAATCTAAAACTGTACCAGGGTTAAAATAACTTCTTACATAGTCTAAGAATAAACTTGGATCTCCTTGCTCTGCCATTTGCTGTAACAAGTATTCATCTTTAATTGGAGTCAATCCAACAAATTTTGTAAACGCCGAATAAAATAAACCTAAACTATGTGGATAACTTCTGCTCCAAACTTTAGTCATTTCACCGTGTTGACAATTCCAAATTGTAGCACATTCAAACTCGCCTATAGCGTCGAGTACGACCACAGCGCAATGATTAAAAGGACTTGTATAGTATCCAGCGGCGGCATGGCTAGCATGGTGAGGAGTGTATGTAACTGGAGCATATTTAAATTGTGTTAAGTGCTTCTTCGGCAGTACACTCATGTCCATGGCTGTACGATATTGCCTGGCATATAGTTGTCTTGCTTTTTTAACCCAAGGGCGTTCATACCAATAAATTCTATCCGGAGCACCTATATGTAATGCTCGTGAAGTATCCAAATCTTTGATTTCGTCAGACTGATTATTAACAGTTTGTTGAACTAATTTTCCATCTTTAAACACAGCTAAACTACTGCCGTGATTAAGAGCATTTATACCCCAGTAGATCATTTGTAAATAAAAGGATCACTTTTACGTAATGCTTCCATTCGTTTCTTTGTAGCTCTACGTTCTTGCCATTTAAAAAATGGCCATAATAAAATATCTAACAATGTTCTCATTTAAACCACTCCTTAGCTTTCAATTGTATTTTTAATGCGTATGATTCTTTTGCCGACACAATTAACCATAAGGTTGCTAGCTTACCTAATTTAACAACTGCGTCGTTAATATCTTTAACACCTTCTGGCCAGTTGGGCATACTAACTGACCATCCGTATTCGATTGCCTGTTCCACAGTTCTAGGACCTTCGTGATCCCTGTCTGGAACTAAGACAATTTCTTTGCCTAATTGCTTTAACAACCAATTTTGACTGTCTTTAATTTCAGCACCGAGCAAAGCACATCCGTCAATACTTAGCGCATCAAACGGACCTTCACTAACAATTACGAAATCTCTTTCATCCTGTTGATTATCTAAGTTAAACACATACCCTGGTTGCTGTTCTGACAAATATTTAGGTTGGGCGTCATTAACCGCACGGGCAGTCCATCCTACTATTTCATTTTTGTATATAAACGGGATAATAAGTCTATTACTAAATCCAACTTTAGGAGTCCAATAGAAAGGAAAATCTTCAGGAAAAAGTTTTCTACTTACCATGTACTCTAATATAGGTATAAGTTTTTCTGGAGGATCAGCTAATAAATCTATAATAGGAATACTATCTATTGGCAATGCTCTAACATCAAACTTTGGAATAATACTTTTTATTTCTGTACTATTATTGTTATCTAGTCTAAGAGCTTCTAGTCGTAATTGATTAATTGTATCATCCGGAATTGCTAGGTCCCGCATGAACTTGTTCATATTTTTGCTAATATGTCTGCCAGGTTGCCAACTACACTTAAACCCGCAATTGAAACAATGATAACTTACTGCGTCACCGCCGTTGACAATAAAACCACCGCGCTGTCTTTTGTCATCACAACAAACCGCATTGAAGCTAATCCAACCGCTTGGAGTTGTTTTACGCTTTCCGGGTAAGTAGGTAAGAAGTGTATCCGCAATAAGACTCATGCCTTATTATAGCACTCTTTTTGGATTAGATCAAGGGGTAACGGTAATTTTATCAACCGAACCGTATACTACAGTCGGATCTTGACCTGTTTGACTATATTGCCAAACATCTGGATAAAACCAACTTACTCTTAAGTAATTGTACGATCCAATATCTACTGTAAATGTTGTAGTACCTGTACTTCTTGAAATATTCATAGCATTAATTTTAGGAGCATTGGTAAAACTTTGAACACTAATTGTGCTGTCCGTTGTTCCTTCAACATATAATTCGCCGGCAAAATTTGTATAATGAACCGTGAATGTTACTGTAGTAGTCGGCATTGCTTCGTAAAATTTAGTAGCGTAAGCAGTACTATGATAGATAACATTTCCCATGAAATTGATCTCGCCACTGAATCTATCATAGATAGTTTGAGCTTTGGGGGTAGGTACGGCACTACCAACAACTTCAACAGTACCTAATGCTCCAAATCTACTATCTGCGTACAAGACAATGTTGTTTCCATTAACTGTACCAGTAACACTGTATTTTAAACTTTGAGGTATTAATCCTACTAAGTCTGCCGCAGGAATTTTTACACTAGTAATACCGGTAATAGGACTATTCTTGGTAATTGTATACGGACTATTGGGCATAGCATTGCCTGACTCGTCCATCAGATTCAATTGTAAATTTGTTACTGTGGTTAAGTCAATACGTTTTTGATCGGCATTCTTAATGTCGAACTCTAGGACGTTATCAACGCCTTGGTAAACTTTTACATTTCTCTGATACACGTTAGTATACTCCGTAGGTATGGATCCTGCCAAATTGGCCAATAGTTGTATTCTATTTGAATATAAATAACTTTGAATTTTTTGCATTCACAGGAACCCTTTAATAGTATTTATGGCAAAATTAAGAGATGATATAGAACAAAACTTACCCTTTATCAGCGTCATTAACTACGGTGACGATGAATATGTAGGAATCATAATAAATCAAGACCAGTTTGTAACTAGCTTCTACGATTTAAACGCCATCAAAACTCCTGAAGAAACTAAGAAATTTTTAGAAATAGGCGAAACTTGGTGGTGGGAATCAAATCGTCAGTTTCCTATTAATATATTCTGTAGAGAAGAAATTACACCATTTGCCTATGCTATCAAAACATTTAATAGTAAAGATACTCGCATTATATTAGGTCCGGTAGTAAATCTAATGAATCTTACACTTAAACGTGTTAAACGTAAAAGTGTACAGCTACTCCGTAAGCCCCGTTAGTTGTTCACAAATTAAATTCATCTGTACTACTATCACATGTGCGTAAGCAATAGCATGTGCCTTCTTAAAGTAGTAATCATCATTCTCTGGTTTCGTCCATATCTCTGTCATCACCGTAGTCCAATCTTTCCCAATCAGATAACGTTTCGCGGGGCGAATCATAGCTAAAACTGCGGCCAATTGTTCTATCGAGGTAGGCTTGACCTGTCTCAAGATAGAACCATGCCCGTTGATATGAAAGAGCTTGTTGACGAAGTCGTCTTCTAGTAATAGATCCCATAAGGGTTCTGTCTCCAATAGTTTTGTAAGATGTTGTTTATTTTTTACACCTTCATATACGCTGACATTTAAGAAATCTATTTTAAAATATCCTCGGTCTTCAGCAGTTTTATAATCAATAGTACTTATTCCAGTGATAGGATTATACGGGATAGCAGTACAATATACACCAGTATTATGCTTTTTAAAAGTATTATCTAAACTAGCATCGACGTGTTTTAACACACTCAATACTTGGGTTCTATCAGCAAAGTCTAAATCAATATCAGGCATGTGAGTACATCTTTGTGTTAAATGCGATTGAGATACGAGTATCATTGTCATTACTAGGTTCGACATGATGATACAACCAAGAAGGGAATACAATAAGTTTACGTGGTTCTGGTTTATATGAACACGTCATATTACCTACAAGATTATTTTCATGTTTAAAATGTATAGGTTCAATGTGATATTCATGATTAGCCGTTGGATTGCGAAACACAATATTTCCGCTAGTTTCAGGATTTCCTTGTACATAATATATGCCAGAAAATACTGAATACGGATGTAAATGCGGAATATTGTAATCTCCTTTATTATTAATATTAATCCAAATATTATCAATTTTTAAATATAATTCATCCTTCATTCCAATGCTTTGTTTAACTGAATTAAATGATTTTTCTACTTCTAAAATTAAAGGTTGTAGTTCAGGAGTATCTACTGGTAAATCGTAACTTTGCCATCCTCCGCGGTTTGAAAGATTGCGCCCACTGGAATTCTTTTTTAAATTTAAACAAAAATTTTTAATTTGGTTATTATCAATAGTATTAAGATAGTCTATACAAATTGGAGACGGAAACCATAATTCGCAAATCATCATATGTTGCTTTCCTTAATAACTTCTTTAACAAAGTTCACGTCTGATACTAATTTTTTAAACTTACTAACCCAAAATGGTGGATCAATAATTTTTTGTACATGAGCCAATTGTTCATCGCTAAACTTTTGTAACATTGCTTTACCGTTATTACTGTTTAAAATTACCCAAGGACTAATTTTTCCATCTTTAATATCATAACAAGCACGACTCAAACTAACATACAAGAAATAATGATTCCATTGTGCGTTATGATCATCTGCCCATGCCATCATCGTTTGGATCGATCTTTGGAGGGCGGTTTCGACGGCTTCTCTTCTAATAAGGTCGAAGACGTATTGTTCGTAGAGTTCGTCACGACACCAGTGATCGAGTTTGACTCCAGAGCGTACCACATAGTCGATAAATTTTTCCGGGTAGAGAGGATTAACGTTACTGACAAAACTGCCAAACTTAACAAAAGCGTTATAGTAACTACTTTTACAAAAATCTTCATAAGTTTTTTCCTGTTTATTGTTAGGTTGGGCTTGCTTATAAAATCTTTGAAAAGTATCGAACCCTAGGACAACATGTTTCTCGGTTCGTGCCAATGCTCGACGTTTTTGTTCGCATACGTGAACAAACAAAGTCTTTTCTTGCATAAAACCTTTGCTACAATAGTCGCAAGTATAAGGTTGAGATACTAGACTCATCATTTTAATAATTTAGCAATAGTGGCTTCGTCCATGCCATGTTGTCTAGCTAGATCTTTAACTTCTTTATCGGATGATAATCTGCTTAACAATTCTATTTCGTCCATTTTTTTATTTGGGTAGATATCGGCTAGGAATTTAACTTTTTTAGTGTTTGTTCCGGTTTTTTTCTTATGGCCGATCCATTCATGCCAAAATACTTTTTCTCCGTTATAACTACACATACACAATAGCATCCATTGTAGTTTAGGATGTTTTTGTAAAGTGTTCCAATGTTTGTTAAAATATTCGTTGACGGTTAAAACAAAGTGTTCTTGTATTTCACGTTTTTGACCAGCCACGTTGCTGATATACCTGTTAAGAATAAAAAATTCACTTTTGAGATGTTTTTGCTGTTCGGCATCCATGGCATCCCATAACTCGCGGATATTTTGATCAACAGCGGTTAATTTTTCTTTTAGCTCGACTTTTTCACTCATAGCGTTCTTTACTTAGTTTGTATATCATTATAGCACGATCAAGGGCACGTTGTAAAGTCACATTGGTTTTTGCCTCTCGCCGAATTTCACCCCACATCTGGTCTTCTCTCATTTGATCGATTAGTGGGCGGCCATCTTTAATCCGGGGATCAAAATTTGGATCGTCTTTATTATAATCCCAACCTATTGCTTGTCTGGTGCTAGGATCGGCACCAAATTCTCTAGCATAAGTAGTTTTGCCATCACGTTCGTAGATATATGTTGCCCCAGGTTTAAGACTACCCATTATTCTTCCTTTGGCACTAATTTAATATCGAAAGCCATTACAGTTCTAGTGCCTTCGCCCTTCCACGGATATACTGTATGAGGAATATGGCTTGGAAATAAAATTACTGTACCTGGGGTAGGTGTATACTTCCAAGTATCATTCATTATAAATTTTCCAATGTCTCTAGTATGTGGTAATCTAAATAAAATTTTACTATCGCTAGGTTCTGCGGTATCAAGTAGCTCTGGCGCACTGATATAGATATTACCGCTTAGATTTCCAGCAGGATGTGTGTGCATTTCCTGGTAATCACCGCTAGTTTGTCTGATGGTCCAGATACTGACTACAACTGGTTTACAGTATTTCAATTCTTCTGTGCCACTTTGTTGGCTTACAAGTTCCATATAACCGGTGGCGATTTTTTCTAACCAATGTATTAGCCAATTGACATCTATTCCAATATTATTAGGATATACTTGTATCTGTTGTCCACCTCGGAGACTAATAGCATTACTAGCATCATTAAGATCTGGTCGAGAGTGTAGTTGTTCAGCAAGGCCGTAAATCTGACTAAATTCCACGGGAGGAACATCGTCCATTGCCATTACTATAGGTTGGAAATAGGCTATTTTTAATGTCATAATAATTTATCCAGTTGTATAATTTCGCTTTGTCTGCTGATTTCTTTTACAAAATAAACACAGTCGGGCTTCTCGCCGTTTCTTGTAGGACTGGCCAGTAACTGTCCATTTTTCATCTTAGGAAAGTACCATTTTACATCGCTGTAAAAATTTACTATCTCAATTTTTTTAAACTCTACCCTAAACGAACTTAACGGATTAAAACACAAAGCTTCGAATCCTCTATCATTTAAACTAGTTAAAGGTAAAATTTCAATATCGCAAGCACTGGTACTATCTCCTACTGCTATAGACCAATCTATAGGCATAGCAATTTCATCATCGCCTATGCGTAGCACCATTGCCGGCGCATTGAAGCTTTCTAAAAAGATCAATGGCATGAAGAAGAAATCTGGTTCTGCTGGGTTACTATTATCTAGCACCGCAAATCGTGTATTTTCATCTACTTCATCCGGCAAATTGTTTAATGAAAATGTTTTATTGTCTAATGTTAATATCTGCATGATTCCTTATTTTTGCCAATCCACTTTGTCTAAAGTAAATGGATATTTGGCGTCCTTGTAAAATTTTTTCCTCGCTGTGAGATGGCGCTTGGCAAATTTACAAGTCGAAGTCACATCCCAGATTTGTACGAAGTCTTTGTCTTCGGCTTTTCTAATACCACGTCCAATAGATTGGATAACGCGGACAAAGCTCTTTCCGGGTTCCAGAAGAACCAAATTAAAGATACGAGGAATATTAATACCCACAGCGGCCACACCATAAGTCGCCACAGTAATTTTATTGTCCATTGTAGCATGATCTTTGTACTCCTCTTTTCGGTCCTTGCCTTTAACTTCGCCTGAAATAAACACAGCGCCTTCTATCATTTCTGTTAATAATTTGCCTGTATCGATCCTATTAACTAGGATTAATGTGTTGCCTGAGTCTGCTAAGCCTTTGACAAGGCGACTAAAATATGTCATACGTTCTTTATTGGTGACAAGGTATTTTAATTCTTCTTGATATGTTTTAAATTCTGGTAAATCTATAAGTTGTAATACGTTAACGTGGAGATTGCTTAATATACCCATCTCCTGTAGTTCATGTGCTTTGATACCTCCAACTACAGGACCAATACTGGCAAAAATGGGTTCTGCTTCGAACGCATCTTTAGGCACTGTACCGGTTAATCCCCAACGTATGGGAGCATTACATAAGTTTTGTGTTAATAAATTCTTCAGTACTTCTGCCTTGGCCATGTGTACTTCGTCAACAATAACAGTCTTAACCCCGTCGAGAAATTCTGCTAGAGTAATAGCAACATCGGCATCCCAGTTCTTACTTTTCTTATCTAACACATTAAGACTTTGCCAAGTACATATTGTATGTGTCTTGCCTAAATCTTTTCTATCACCATAATATACACCTACATCTAAGCCGACATTGATATAATCTTCCTCTGTTTGGCTTACTAGGTCTTTGTTAGGTACGATTACAATAGTTCTTCCATATTTTTCTGCTGAATGACTAAGTGTTGCTGTCATGATAGTTTTACCAGCCCCAGTAGCAACTTCTTGTAGTGCCTGTGTATTGGTAAAAAATCTATTAACTACTTCTACTTGGTCATCTCTAAGAGTAATGGGTTGCCCGGCAAATCTATGTCCTTCCGGCCATACTTTACCTTGATCTGACCAATAGGTATTTGTAATTGGAGTAAATTCTATCCGGCTAGTTGTGCGCAGGTCTTCTAGTTCGTCAATATCTACATCCATATCGGCTAGTATACCTAGACACTTTTCTAACTGACTTAGATAACCATTGCCGCCTAGCCCAAACATACTGACTTTGCCATCCCAGCGTCCTAATCGATAAGCAGGGCGATATCTAGCAGTTGGATCTTCGTACTTAAAGGTGTTGGCTAATTTTTTCCGTGCTTCAAGACTCAAGTTTTCAAACTTGATATTAACTTCGTCTCTAATCACTAATTTTACCGCCATGGGGATTCAATCCTTTTATCTGCTAGTGCGGGCTCATCTGCCCATTCAATAATTAAATCACAATAATTAGAATATACAGCAGTTTTGCCGTGACGTAAACCCATACGGCTATCTAGGGCAATTACACTCATTGGACGCCAAGCAGTTTTTAGGAAAAATTTCGGTAATTTTCCACTCATTACACAAGCCACTTTTGTTGTATCATCTAGCTGATAATTATACTGTTTATCCTTGACCAACTGATTAAATTTTTTGCCGACTTCATCATTGGGCAATCTAAAGTAAACACCCACATGGTCAAAAATTCCATTATTTTCCAAGGCATCTGACAAAATTTGTAAATTTTCAAAATATTTGTTATTGACTACTGTATCAAAAATTACTAGCGTTGGCAAACGTTTTAGCCTGTTTAAACTATCAAACACTTCAGTCATGGTATGCTGATTTTTATCAACATAGGTTCTTGGCTTGTATCTGTTGGCTATATTTTCGGTCAAATTTTCACTTAAATTTCGGTGATTTTCCAGGTGGTACTGATACCTAATACTTCGGTCGGTTATGATGTTTTTATCAATGGGTGTTTCAATACCAAGGTCGTCTGTAATGACCTTAAGAAAATTCTTATTTTCTATGTTGGTCAGTAAAAACTGGTTTTCAACCTCATTTTTTGACCATGATTTTATGGTCTCATAGTGGTGTTTTATAGCTTCGTCGATCATGAAGTTATAAGGCTCTAATGCCTCCACTAAAATTACGATATTTTTTTCAGTTAGGTCGGCTGTGTATATTTTACCGTTTGCGGTGTTGGTCAAATTTTCACAATTTTTCGACAAATTTGTCAAAATTTTGCGAATTTCTGAAGAAAATGTAAATTCCACAAAAAGTGTTAAATCTTGGTCTTCGTTTTTTCCAATATAAAATTTTCTTACCTGTTCTATCTGTCTAAACGTTTTTGACCACAAAGGGTCTTTTAAAGAGGTGGTTAAATTTTCTGAAATTTCTGACAATTTTTTGCTATTTTCTCGAAAAATACGTAATAGTAGTTTACTCTGGTTTTCAGTGATAAAATTATGACCAGAAATTGATGTGCCAAGGCTACGCAGTACTCTGCTGTCTTTAAGACTAATTAAAGACTCGACGACAGGTGATGTAGAATTTAAAATTTCAAGTAAAATTGTGTCGACTGTTATCATAGTGTAAGTATACGCTAACTTTTTATTTAAATCAACCATTTAGAAAAAAATAGGCCTCAATATTATTTAAGGCCTATGTGTTACCTTTTGGGCGAATTGATTATAATGTTGCGTCTTCCATACCAGCAATACGCAATTTTACAATATTAGTAATTTGCCATTGTTTCTGGTCTAATGCCTTCGTAATGCCTAACCATTTGTTACGAAGTAAAGCAAATTCGTTGATAATTTTTTCAAAGTCAACAACATCTGCTTCTCCTTCTACATAACGATTACAATCATGACTACTTAGAGCACGTTGATAGTTTTCTAAATATTTACGAAAGTGTTGGCTCTTAAGACGGCGCAATTCAATGTTAAGATATTCTAAAATCGCTTCGATTTCTTGTAATTGTCCAAACCTGTGTTCAACAATGCCGGGCATTGCGGCCGCGGCACGTTCAACATTACCAGAAATTCTACATTCTTGTTTTGCCTGTTCTAATTCTTGATTAAAATAGTCAGCCGCATCGGGAATGTTAGAAATGTCTTTAGCAACATCAGAATACCAACCCATTAAAACTCCAATTCGTCGTAATCTTCGTCGTCATCCTCGACATCTTCGTCATCATTAAGATAATAACCAATAGCTTGGTCGAGCGTTTCGTCTACGCCTAACGCTTCTTTGAAAACCTTGTCAGATACTCCAAAATCTGCTAATAAATCGACATAACGTTCCGCTACAGTTTCTAATTGTTTCTTATCTATGTATTCAACAAAGTTTAACCAGATATCGCCTACTTGTGTTTCACTCAACATTTTCTTCTGTCTCCTCAGGAATGGTTGTGGTGGTATTTTTTAAATGATAATTTGCCATTATCATATCTAATTTATCATCTTTCCATTCTTTTCGGTACAATAAGGTTTCTTCACCTGTAGTTGGGTCAACATATTTTAGTCTATTACCTTGTTGAACAAGTATGCCTTGTTTTTCTAACATATCAACCATACCGCTGTAAGGATTCATACCAGTTTCATATGGGATCTTAATTTGTACAGTTTCAAAAGGCTTGCTGTAGCGAGTCTTCATAATCTTACATGACGCACGAATACCCATCACATCCGACACTTTATTGCCGTCTTCGTCTTCTTTCAACTTGAGCTTTTTCATAGCAACTACAATTGAGCTTGCGTAAACAAAGCCCTGTCCGCCACTGATCTTGTCATCTGGATCGAACATATCTTGACTAGCGTATGTATGGTTAGTACATACCATTCCAACATTATAGGATCCAAACATATTAACGCAATTACGCACTAGAGCTGTAAGTGCTTTAGGTTTACGACCCATATCGCCTTTCAAGTCTCCCGCTTCAAATTGGTTGATATCGGTAGGGGTAAGCAACATACCCAATGAGTCTATGACAAATAAGACTTTAGGACGTTCTGTCATTGTTTTGTATTCTGACATAAATTCATGAATAGTTTTAGCTACATCATCAATCATTGCCATGTTTAATTTTAGCAATTTGTCTTCGCTAGTATCTACGCCAAGATCTTTCAACCACTTTTCATCTAATGCATTTTCGGTATCTACAAGAATAACATAAATTCCTTGTTGTTGTGCGTTACGTACTAGATTGCCCGAACAGATAAAACTTTTACCTGCGCCAGATTCGCCAGCAAATACTGTAACTTTTCCTAATGGGATACCTTTGTGGAAATCTCCGCTAATTAGATAGTTAAGCGTATAGTTGCCTGTACTAATCCAATCTGTAGGATCGTTAAAACCTACACCTAGACCATCAATACTTTTAGTCAAGGTTTTTCTAAATTTCGATAAATCGAATGCCTTTGTGGCCATATAATTCTCCTAAATAGATAACTAGGGCGTACAACTAAGTTGCAGAGGCCCTAGCCGTTTACGCTTTTTGACGATTACGAATCATTGCCAAGATGTCTTGGGCACGTGAATCACCGCCTTCAGTTGCCGCAGGAGCAGTTGCTTTTGGAGCAGTTGCTACTTTAGTCACTGGTGCCGGTGTGTCATCTTCATCGATGTCGTCTGCTACAGGAGCACTCGCTTTAGGAGTTGACTTGTTAGGATCGCCAGTATTTTGGCTCATACCTGCTGGTTTGAAATATTGTCCCCAACGATCCATGTCATATGGCTCGCCGTCTACTGATGCTTCAAACATTTCTTTCATGACCTTCAACTCAACTTCTCCTGGTTTCTTAGGTAGGAAGTCTGTTAAATTAAACAAGCCATATTGCTGGATAGCCGCATTTTCAGCATCGCTAAGTGGACGCTCACGACGAGCCCAAGAACTTGTTGAGTAGTCAGCATAGCCACCTTTGCTAGACTTTTTCATGCGATAGTCTAAACCGTGTACATAGTCAGTTGGCAAATCTTCCAATTCTGGATCAACCAATGCCGCACGAATTGATGTAAAGATTTGAGGACCAATGATAAATCTACGGATTGGATTTTCTGGTTGTTCTTCTGATTTTTCGCCTAGTCCGTCTTCAACAACGAAACCTTGGAAAATGTAACTACGTTTCTTCCAGTACTTACGACCCATATCTTCCAACGCAGGGTCTTTAAACCAACCGCGTACTTCTGATAAAATTGGGCAAGTGTCACCATACATTTCAACGCATGGTACTTGTACTGTGATGTTTTTGCTTTCTGATTCACCTTTAATGCCTGAGAAAGGCAATTTAATCATTGCTCTCTCAACCCAGAAAAAGGTGTTGTCGGAGTTACCATCTGGTAAAAATC